GCTTCCATCTGAATTGCATCGTAAACAAGATAACGATTATCTTTCCTTACTTCTGCTGCATCCAGAATACGCTTTGCCTGAAGTACCTTATCAAGATTTAAGAAGGCATCGCTGCCTCCGCCACCAAGCTGAATAGTAACTTTCTGGCCTGAAGGTAATGCCTGTGTACCGCTACCTGTCTCGCCTGTAGCCGCAGTTCCTAAGGCAGCAGCTATGATAATATCATCCTGAGTCCTGCCTATAGCTGAACCCTGAGCTTTGGCATAAGGGTTAGTAGGGTCAATAAGAGTTCTAATCTGGTCAGGATCATCAATCAGGTCTGCTACGGTATATGGTGCTAAAGAAGCCATACGCCTTGAGTGAGGTGTATCCTGCTGCATGGTATCAGCATGACGTGAAGTAAGCTGAACCATTGTCTGAAGCCCGAGCCTGTCAAAGAATACGTTTTTACCTGTAACATTTTCTTTAACCTGAACGGCATTGATTAAACGACTGTCATCCTGCTGTGACAGATGAATTATGTTGGATCTGTATTGCTGAACGAACGCCGTGGTTATTTCCGTGGACATAACAATTCCCTCCGAAATTAAAATTAAAAAAATCTATTCCATTCCGAAAGGTGTCCACTTCTGGTAAGCGGCTTTCTTGTGATTAAGTCACCACTCTGATAGTCTTACTACCATACACTCAGTCTCATTAAGAGAGGTGTCTGAGAAACGTCAGTAAACGACAGGTTCCGGCTCAGGGTAAGCCTCAGCCATTAACTGCCGCATTTCTTCTACATAGGCATCGTGATTCGGATGCCTCTTATCCTGCATATATATTTTCATCCATTCTTTATTAGCCTGTAATTCACGTATCTTCTTTTGTGCCTCATCAGGGGTACGGATATGGCTTGATACAGCCTTGCCTTCTACACTGCCCTCAACAAGGTTTTTACCCATTTCATATAATATATTAATAAGAGGTGCATTATCCCTGGCAAGTGCCTCTATCTCGTCATTGCCATATTGATTCAATACCTCCTCTGCTATTTTTACCCTCTCATCAAAGGCATTTCCCCATTCCTTCTTTAGGTTGTTCATTGCCTGAACAGTAGAGTTCCGCTGGTCAGCAGCCATAGATACTGACTGTTCCTGATTCCATTTTATAAGTTCATTTACCTGTGAAGAATTAAGCCCTACCTTATGTGCAATCCCAAGAAATGTTTTCTCTAAATCTTCATTATATTTAACACCTTCAGGCATTTGTGGTCTTTCCACCTTATAACCTTCAACAGTTTCAGGCCGACCCAGCTTATTATAAAGCTCATCCATACCTGAGGTATCGCCGTCATCAGGAAGGCGGATACTGCTTGATATGTACTTATTTGCATCTACAAGCCGCTTTGCCATTGTAGTAAGGTCTTTAGTATCCTGTATTACCTTTTCATTCCTTAAATTCTCCGGCAATACTTCACGCCAGTTATCAACCGTTATTCCTACAGGGTCTTGCGTTAAACTTGTATCCTGATTTGCTGCATCTATTTCTTTACCTGTATCTTCCGACATAAAACCTCCTTTACAATAATTCCATTTCGTAGATTATGCTTGCATAGGTATCTTTACTTCCTGAAGCTGCCTTTAACCTGCCCAAGATAAATTCCAGCATTTGCCTCCTGCCGTAAAGTATCTGAATAGCCTCGCCCTTATCCATGTAATTGGCATAATCCTTTATCTCTTTAAGTACCCGATATCCATTAGGCTTTCCAAATGTCTGTAGCCAGTGATTAATATTCTGTTTCTTATTAGGCATTGCCTATCTTGGCTATCTTGGCAAAGGCATCAGCCGCCACGCTTGCCTCTTCTGTAGTTTGTGCCTGCTGCTGCTGTAATGCCCTATCTGCCCTGGTTTCGTCTATATCTTCACTTGAATTTACGTATCTCTCATTAACATTAAGCACCCTTGCAGTATCCCTTGCAATCTCATCAAAGTTAGGTACGTCAACTATATCAGGCTTTATGCCTGCTATCTGCACAAGATTTTCCAGCCATTGCCTTACTGCATTTACTTCACTCATTCGCTGCGACCTTGCAAGAGGGCCTACATATTCTATATCAAGTTCCCCTACCGCTTCAGGCGGTTCAAGCAATTCCCCAGCCCTTAACATAATCCCTACTGCCCTTTCTACCATAGGGGCTAACTGAGTTTCAAGCCTGCCGAACACCGGCCCAAGCAGCCTCTGCATAAGTTCAAATATAATAGTAGACTCAGTTGCCGTCATCTGAGCCTGTTTCTGTAACTGTATCTGGTCTGTAAAATAACATTCTTTAATGGCAGTCCTCAAATCCTGCCTCTCCTGTGACGATACTTCCCATCTTGCCTCAGAGGTTAAAGCACCCTTTTTTATAATTTCAATCAAATGAGAAGGTACCGGAATATTCGTACCAGGGATATCATCTATATCCACGCCCAGCCCTTCAGGTACTAATCTTGAAGGTTTTATATCCTTTGCCCACGCCTGCCTCATATATGCAGTTGCAGCATTAAGAGTCCTTATATCAGGTAATGCAGTAAACGTAGGGCTTCTGCCATAAACCTCACCACTGGCCTTAGACCATCTGGGAACTATATACGGAAATTCAAAATAGCCTGATTTCTTGGTAATAATCTCATCTTCCATGGATACGTAGATATCGGTATAATCCCAGGCATCATTACCAAACCCCTTCCTTGTATCCTGATAATCAACTATAGGCATTGTTACATGAAGATACGGGAACTCTTCATTTGATTTATCTTTATGTGCTTTAAGCACTCTCTTCCCAGCATTATCCCCGAATAACTGTACTGCCTGCCTCGGTGTAAACATTACCTTCCTTATAACAGTATCCACCATACCTTCGGCATTCTCACGTATAAGAAAATCATTGCCTACGAAATAAGACCTGAAATTAAGAATACTCTCAGCCCCTATCTTAGCCCTTTCAGTTAATAAGCAGGCCGTACCCACTGTAACAACATCAGTAAACATCTCATGTATCTCTATCCTGAAATTAGAATCATTAAAGGCATTATACATCCGCCTCGTAGTATCATCCAGCCACGCCTTTACTTCTTCGTTTTCATTAAGCTCCTTATCCTTCATCCTGATATTAAACCAGTACACTGAATTAGAGGTAAGAGAACCCTGTAGCGTAGCTGCAAGCAATCCTGCCGAATGCGGTGCAGTACCTTCCTGTAACTTATCGCTGCGCCTTGAACCTTTAGTTACCTGTACCGTAACATTATTTTTACGAGGAAGTACGTAGTCATTTATCTCCTGCCATAGAACTTTAAAATTCTGACGTTCCGTACTATGCTCAAGATCGTTATATAACTGAATTAAATCCTTTGCCCCAGGCATTAAACCTTTATCCCATCTCTAAGATTTTTAAGCATGGCCGTATAATCACGATATTCTTTTCTTATGTTTGCAAGTTCCTGCTTTCCAGTTTCAATTTCAGAAATTATCTTTGCCTGCTCTGATTTAAGAAGCGACATACCTTTCATTCTCATTGCCTCTATTTCCGCTTCATGTTCTCCAAGTACACGATAATGATTAAGTTTTTCCTCATCAATCAATTTCCTGTATTTATTCTTTGCCTCTGTATGTTCTTTTTTTGTTTCGTTGGATATCCTCTCTTCTTCTCTTGCAGATTCGGCCGCATTAGCCTTTCTCTCATTGAGTAAGACTATCTCGTCTTTCAGCATATCTATCTGACGCTTAGCCTCGTCAACTTCCTTAGACCTGTCACTAAGACTTATAAAAGCATTGCCAATGGTCTTGCATACATCATCCACTTCTCTCTTTATCTTTTCTAAATCTACCACCATTACCTCCTTACGGTTGAAGATGCAACAAGAGTAACATCCAGGTCAGTTGAACCATCAGATATAGTTGCAAAAGGGCGTATTTTATAAGGAACATGGTCTATCTGATATATCCCCGCAGCAGTAAGCCCTGTAAGCGAAGTACCCTGCTTATCCTCAAGCGTTGCCCAAGTCTCACCTGAAGTTGCCTTGTCATTAGTCCCCTGTATTGCAATACTATCTGCTCCGCCAAAAGTACCTTTAATCTGAATACAAATATCCTTAAAATTAGGATTCACAAAGGCATCACCATCCTCACTGCCATTTACAAGCGCCTCCCACAGACAATGAAGCGTAATCCCGTTATGCCTGGAATTTGCTATCTCCGTTGTTACATTTGCTATTGTCGCCATGCTCTATTCTCCTATTATAATTATGCACCTAACACCTTAGACTGATCCTCATCACCAAGCCCTAAAGGCAGCGTAAATAACCTCCTGCCCTGCGAACTCTTCAGCCTCCGCCTGCCCTTCGCCTGCGCTACCAGAGCCTGCTCAGCCTGTAATTTACTTGCCTTCGCCTGCGCAGCCGCATTAGCAGCAGCCTGCTGTT